GCTAAGGCAGCACTGTGTCGCCTTTCCCATGGCCTTTCCCTTTGCTCCAGAAAGCGAATGGTACAAGCAGGAAATAGAAACGCTGTCTGAAACCTTGGGCGATCTAATGTCAGATGACAATCCAGCTCTTGCAGCCAAAGGCATTAGCGATGCCATCCAAGGCTGGGAAGACTATCACGAAACTGAGCTAGCAAAATGGAAGCGCCTTAGGGCGCTTCTTAGCTTGGAAGCTGGTAAGTAATCCGTAGCTCTCCTCCAAGTGCCTTTACAGCCTCGCTAGCGTCGTCTGGTGGGGCTGTTTCAATGAGGACTGATGGAACTATTGCGTTCAGCAGTGGCGTTACTTTTGATGCTGGGAATAGCTCTTGCGCTTTGCGACTCAGCTCGTCCGCGACGCGCTCGTTATGCTCTTGTTTCCATTGATCAGACAAGGCTTTGGCTTGTACATCAACGGCCTTAAGCGTGGTCTTTGTTTTCCATTCTGCCCAGTCTGGACGGCACCAAGCCATGAGCTGCTTGAACCATAGCTGAAGAGCAAGAGAAGGCCGTTTTGCAACGGCCATAAGACCAAGCTCGTAACAGAGCGCATTGAGCCAAGATTGCCAATTCATTGACTTTCCTGAAAAACGCTCACGTAAACTGTTCCAGTCTTTGTGAGGGGGAGAATTTTGTCGCGAAGATCAATGTTTCGACAGCGCACGCAACCGTGAGTGGGAACTAGCGTTTGGTTAGGAGCCCATGCACCAGGCCAGCCAAGAGCACTACCTCCACCATGGATCATGATGCCAGCCCTGCCATTGCCGGCTTCTTGATTTTCTAGCTCAATCATGTCGAAGCTATACCAGCCATACGACATTAGAGTGCGATCATATGCTGGATTGCCTCCAACGCGATCATAGTCTCGATAAATGGCGCCTAGTTTATACAAACCCGGAGGAGTGTCAGAATTTTTGATGCGCCATTCAAAATCGCTATATTGTCCGCGAGCAAGGCAAGGAATTTCCCACAAGAACTTGCCGCCATGGGCATAAGCTTTCATCGTCTCCACAGCATCATTGACAATGAGGTGGGAATCGCCTTGTTTGAAGCCAAAATCTTGCGGACGCTTCTTGGGACCAATCATTGTCATCTTTGTTGACTCTGGTGCATATTCCTTCATAAGCTTAGACAGCTTTGCAGGATAATCAGGATCAGTGGCATAGGATTGTTCCTTCAACATCCTGGCCGCGGCATAGCGATTTGGCGCATGATTAACGCCCTTAAATTGCCGATAGTCTTTGTACCAGCGCGTTACAAGATATTCAATGCAAGCAGCGAGACTAGGGAAATCAAGGAAGCCTGCCTTAATTGTCACCCATTGCCCGTCGTACCATTCTTGCGTTGTAGTTGTAGTGCCAGTTCCTTTTGCGCCAATGTAGTTATGCTTGCCAGACGTGTGACGCCCGAAACCACTTTCCAAGCAGCACTGAGCTGCAGCTAGTTCTGGATAGCGAGCGCCACAGCGTTTGGCAATGGCGAAGCATGTGTTCCAGAAGGCACGATTCTCCGCCTTCATGACTTCAGTCCTTGACGCGGAAGATTGCCTTAAGGCCAGTGAGGATTAGTTGAATGATGTTGTTTTCCTTGTAGGGAGTGCGTTCAATGATTTGGTCAGCCGCGGCCACGAGGATACCGCCAATCACGAACCATTCAATGCCGTTCATGATGCTAAAAGCAAGAGGATGCAAATAGCCTAGCGTTTTATCTCCAAGCTTCTTACCCTCGTTTCAAGATCGCTCATTTTGTCAGTTAGAGCACTTAGTTTCTCGGTGATGCTTTCAATTTGCACTGTCACTTTAGCTTGCTGCGCTCCCACTGTCATGAGCATTGCACCAGTGGAAAGTAACATACCCGCTGTTACTGTGGCCACAAAATTGGCCAAGCCGTCCTTAAAGCTGTCCATTGGCCAATGCTTAATAAGAGTATTCTATAGAAAATTCACTGCCCAGTATTTAGCGTTAGGCTATGGGCAAGACAATTTAAGAGCGCCATGCCGAGAGCGAATGGTCCCGATGAGTTGCTTTATTCTCTCATTGAACTTCGCCCTGGTGACGCAAAACGTAGATTTCGCAAGAGTATTTTTGAAGACTATTTTCTGAGGGGACCGCTAGGGCAATGCGCTTGTGCGTATTGTGGCGAATGGGGAGAAAAGCTTACAATTGATCACATTGTGCCAAAGAGCAAGGGTGGTCCACACTTCTCGCGCTGGAACATGCTTCCCGCATGCAAGAGTTGCAATCTCAGGAAGGGCGATTTGCCCATGTTGGAATGGTGGCGCGTGCAGCCTTTTTGGACTGAAAAGCGAGAGGAGCTTGTAATGGCGTGGGTGTATTGCAATAGCTTTGTTAGCGCTCACACTAATCAAAAAGACCTTGAAGAATGGTGCGAGAAGAAGGGCCTTGTGCTGCCCTTGCATCAAAAGATTGAGCATGAAAAAGGCCCCTTATGGGGCCTTTGTTGCAATGCGGCTTAGCCTTTCACTGGCTCAAACATTGGCTCTGGAGGAATGTCATAGCGCACGCCTGGCATTGGGCAGAACCCTCCTTCACATTGTTGAGAGGCATTCTCAAGGGCTTCAACGGCCTCTTGCTCTGCTTCGTTTTCCATGGAGAAAATCAAAAGGTCAAGATACCAGCGTGCCTTCTTGAGATCTTCTAGGCCATTCTTGTCTTCATAACGCCAAACATATTTAATGACATTGCCTTTTGCAAAGCCACGAAATTCGTCCTTTTCCATTGAAGCTTCAATAGCTTCAATGCATTCAATGCCGCCATTCTTGGCATAATGACGAGGATGATTCACGGCGTCAGTCATTAGAAAGAAGATTGGTGAAGATCAAAAGCCTCAAAGGCTTCTTTGAACAATGGACGGGCAAGGGAAGACAAGGCCTGAGCATAAGCCTGGATTTCTCCTTGGCTATCGGCTTTGTCTCGCAGGGAGATGAAATGCAAGAGGGCTTGAAGGCTGCAGGTCCAGGTGAAGGACGTGTAGGTGGACATTGGCAGGATTCCTCGTGCCTGCTCCTTGCTCACGCCTAGCGTCAGCAGCGCCTTATAAGCCTGCTTGGATTGCTCTAGGGCCTTGGCATATTCGATCATCGCCACTTGGTTCATGCTCGGCTCCAGAGGCCCGCTAGAGGCCTGTTTGTTGCTGGGGCTTTGCTGACGGAACTCGCGAGGCATGTAGTAGGCCTCATCATTAGCTTCGCAATAGCGGAAGCTTTTCTCGTTCCAACCAAGCGTGTCATTGGCGAACGTGCCACCAATAACATGCTTCCACCATTGCCGACAAACGAACAGTGGAGCCTTCACTTGCCATTTGGTGACAACGCCACGAAATGGACTGGTGTGTTGGTGCTTGACGAGATAGTTCAGCAGCTTCTGGTCCTTTTCGGACCATTCGCTACTGGTTTGATCAAAGCTTTGCCTAGCGTCACAAACAATGTCAAGAGAGCTTCCCATCCAGTCGATGAGACGCACCATGCTGATGCCATCCATCAGGGGATCAATTTTTTCAGCAATAGCCATGGATTAAAGCGAGAGGCCTGAGCCGTTGCAGACTGATTGTAGGAGCAATGTCCGTAGCTGAATGCCAGCGTACTCGGGCCTTCCTGGCTCTTCCGCTTGCATCAAAGCCTTCAATGGTGCCAACAATGGAAGATGGCATCCACCCTGCTGCCGTACGTTGTACGTACACCACTTGCTGTCCTGGAAGCCATTCATGGTTGCGAGGAGTGCGAGGAAGCTTGTAAGGGCGGTAGCCCGCCCCGCATTTTACGGCATCCTTCCCATCGTCCACCGTATAAACAAACCGTTTGCCAAATCGCTGCATGGCTAGGCTAAACGAAACAATGCAAAAGCAATGAGCACTTTCTCCATTCCAGTGGGCCTAAAATACAATGGTCAGGAATGTATTGGCATTATGGGGCCGTTTGAGCGGAGCATGGAGCGAGACTTTGCTCTCGTTGCCAACAAGAAAGCCCTGAAT